GCAACTACCACTGCTGGTAACGGGGTTTTACTTTTCAAACTATGAATGTAACTATTTACAAAAAAGCGACCGACGTATCAAACGGATTTATTAAAGATGTTCACTTTTGCCTTGAAAGAATTAAACAAGGCAAAAGTAAAGACACTATTGAATGGTTAAGAACTTTAGATAAAAAAGACTACGACAAAAATAAAAACAAACTCGCTGGGGTTTGTTTTAATGGCGTATTTGAATACAGGTCTTTAGCTGGAATAAAAGAACATTCTGGACTTATAATTTTAGACTTTGATAAATTTGAAAGTTATCAAGAAGCCGTTGATTTTAGAAACTCAATATCTGACGACGATTACATTTTTAGCTGTTGGATTTCTCCAAGTGGTAAAGGTGTAAAAGCACTCGTGAAAATTCCTAATGATATTGAAAAACATAGGGAATATTTTAAAGCATTGAAAAATTATTATAATCATCCTAATTGGGATGATAGCGGTTCAGACGTTAGTCGTTTTTGTTTTGAAAGTTACGACCCAGATTTGTTTTTAAATGAAAAATCAAAAGTTTGGGAAAAAATAGATTTACCAGAAGTTGAGGATTTAGGTAAAAAAACGGTTTCAATTTCTATTAAATCTGATAATATTATTATAAATAATTTACTAAAGTGGTTTGAGAAAAAATACAATCCAAATGAAAGAAATAAAAGTATTTATAAATTAGCTTCTGCATTTAACGATTTTGGTATAAATAAAAATGTAGCAGAACAAACTCTTTATAAATTTGAGCAAGAAGATTTTGACAGAGCAGAAATATTAACAACGTTAAATTCTGCTTATAAAAAAACATCTTCTTTCGGAACTAAATTTTTTGAAGATAAATCTGTAAAACAAAGAATTGAAAAACAAATAAGAAGCGGTAAAAATAAAAAAGAAGTAATTGAATTACATTCCGATTTTAACAAAGAAGAAATTGAAAATTGTATTGATGATATAAAAGAAGAGTTGTCTATTTCAGACTTTTGGTATTATAACGATAAAGGACGTATAAATTTAAGTCCACATAAATATAAATTCTGGCTTCAGCAAAATAACTTTTTTAAATATTTTCCAACTGACAGCAACACATTTACATTTATAAAAATTGAGCAGAATTTAGTCGAAGAAACAAGCGAAAAAAGAATTAAAGATTTTGTTTTAGAACATTTATTAGGGCGTGAAGATATTGGCTTTCAACCTTACGATTATATGGCTTCAAATAATAAGTTTTTTCAATCTGAATTTTTAAGTTTTTTAGAAAGTTCAGAAATAAGTATTAAAGAAGATACTCAAAACGAATGCTTTTTATACTATAAAAATTGTGTTGTGAAAGTTACTGATGAAGATATTGAAACAATAGATTATTTAGATTTAGATGGTTTTGTTTGGAAGCGTCAAATAATAGATAGAGAATATAAAAGTTTTGACCACCATAGCGCAGTTTTTAGAAAATTCCTTTGGCTTGTCTCTGGTAAGGATTCCGAAAAATATAACTCATTTAAGTCGGTTATTGGTTATCTTTTACACTCATTTAAAACAAGCGCAAATAATAAAGCGATTATATTTAATGATGAAACGATTTCAGAAAATCCTAATGGCGGAAGTGGTAAGGGATTGTTTTGGAACGCGCTTTCACAAACTAAAAAAGTAAGCAGTATTGATGGGAAAACTTTCGAGTTTACCAAAAGTTTTCCTTATCAAACTGTTAGTACGGACACACAGATTTTAGTATTTGACGATGTTAAAAAGAATTTTAACTTTGAAAGTTTGTTCAGTTTAATAACTGAAGGCATTACTTTAGAGTACAAAGGTCAAGATGCAATTAAATTGCCTGTACAACAAAGCCCTAAAATATTAATAACAACTAATTATACTATTGGTGGTGTTGGAGGTTCTTTTGAAAGAAGAAAGTTTGAAGTAGAAATGTCAGACTATTTCAGCTATAAACATACGCCTTTAGATGAGTTTGGTCATTTGCTTTTTGACGATTGGAGTTCAGAAGAATGGTTAATGTTTGATAATTTTATGATTAATTGCGTTCAGTTTTATTTACAAAATGGATTGACTAAACACGATTTCAAAAATTTAGAAGTACGTAAATTTATTAAAAATACTTCTTTTGAATTTTACGAATGGTCAAAACCAGACGCTGAAGGTAGAAACGAAAATATTGATTTTAATGAAAGGTGTCAAAAGGGAACTTATTACGAAAGTTTTATAAATGAATATCCAGATTTTAAAACCTATAAGTTATCGCAAAAAAGATTTAAACAATGGCTTGAGCATTATTGTAAGTTTTACAATTATGAATACAATGAAGGAAATTCAAACGGTCAAAGATGGTTTGAAATAAAAAATGACAAAGCACCAATTAAGGATGATAACGATATAGACTTTTAATTATGAAAGCAATAGAAACAGAATATAAAGGAATACTTTTTAGAAGTAGATTAGAGGCAAGATGGGCTATTTTTTTTGATTCTTTTAAATTAGATTGGGTTTATGAACCAGATTGTTTTATTCTTTCAAATAATCAAAAATACACACCAGATTTTTATTTACCTAAATTTGATTTGTATATTGAAGTTAAACCGAGTTTATGGTGGCAAAATATAGATTATCATTCAAAAAGATATGAAATATTTGAAAAAAATTTATTAATACTTTCAGATGATTTCCCAAGTTTTAGAGTTAATAAATTATATCAATTTGATAACGGGGAAAAATATGTAAATGATGTTGTTTTTATTCCTAACCATTACAAATACGGACATTTTTATTATAGTGGTAATGATTTAGGAAGTTATGAAGATGGGTTTAATGATGATTATGTTGAAGAGTTAAATAAAGTTAAATCTTATCGCTTTTACAAATGAAATTAAGAGACTATCAAATAAGACTAGCAACCGATGGATGTGAAACTTTACAGCGTAAAAAGATTGTGTACTTTGCGATGGAAGTCAGAACTGGAAAGACATTAACAGCTTTGCAAACTGCTGAAAATTACGGTGCTAAAAATGTTTTGTTTTTAACTAAAATCAGAGCATTTTCTTCTATACAATCTGACTATGACAATATGAACTTTAGCTTTAAACTTACCGTTGCAAACGATGAAAGTTTACATAAGGTAGAAGTCGATTTTGATTTAGTCATACATGATGAACATCACAGATTTGGAGCATATCCAAAGCCAAACGTAACAGCCAAATTATTCAAAGAAAAATACGGTCATTTGCCTATGATATTTTTATCAGGAACACCAACAGCAGAAAGTCATTCACAATGGTATCATCAGTTTTGGGTAAGTAACTATTCGCCATTTGAAGATAAGAATTTTTACAAGTGGGCTGAAAAATACGTGAATATCAAACTTAAATATTTAGGTTATGCGCAAGTAAAAGACTATTCAGACGCTAATAAAAAAGACTTTTGGCATTTGATACGGTATTATATTATAACCTTTACACAGGTCGAAGCAGGATTTGAAACGCAAGTACACGAAAATGTATTATATTGTGATATGGATGCAATTACCTATAAAATAATAGATAAGTTAAAACGTGATTTTGTAGTAGAAAATAAGCAAGGACAAATGATACTGGCTGATACAGGAGTAAAGCTACAACAGAAATTGCACCAACTTTATAGTGGTACGTGCAAGTTTGAAGACGGTAGTAGTAAAGTGATTGACTACTCAAAAGCGTTATTTATCCAAAAGAAATTTGATTGTAAGATAGCAATATTTTATAAATTTGTAGAAGAGTGGAACGCTTTAAAGGATATATTTAAAGACAATTTAACTAACGATTTAGATGAGTTCAATTCTACTAATAAAAATATAGCCTTGCAAATTGTAAGCGGTTCTGAAGGTATCAGTTTAAGTAAGGCAAAGTATTTAGTTTACTATAACATCGACTTCAGTAGTAAGCTATATTGGCAAAGCAGGGATAGGCTAACTACAATGGATAGAAAAGCAAATGATATTTATTGGATATTTGGGAATGATGGAATAGAAGCTAAAATTTATGCTTCAGTATTAAAGAAAAAAGACTATACAAATGAAATCTTCAAACGTGATTTTGGAATCAAAAAGACAGAGCAAAATAATAAACCAACTCACAAAAGAGGGATGGCTCTGCGTTAAACTTATAAAGACAAATAAAAACGGAATACCCGATTTAATGTGTTTAAAGAATGGTATAACTATGTTTATAGAGGTTAAGCAACCGACTGGAAAACTTTCAGAATTACAGAAAGTAAGAATTAAGGAATTACAAAAGTTAGGATTTGAATGTAAAATATGGACAGATTATGAAACAGATTTCAGTTCAAGGATTTAAGATTGATGTTAACCACTTCAACACCCAAACCTCAAAAAACAACCGACCATTTAGATTAAGCGGAGTTTCTTTAGTAACTACAAAGCCACAAGTTTGGATTGATGAGATTAAGGCTTACCGACACGGCACGGTTTACAGCTTTATTTACTTGGATGAGATAGGTGGCTTCTTTGCTTTCGAGTTTGATGCTAAAGATAAGTTTGTAAGTAAGGTTACTATTTAGAAACGATATAAATTAACAACCCTTTGTAAAGGGTATTGAATTAATTAGTAAATTTGAATTATGGAAAATAAATATATATTAAGTGACCAAATTAGCTTATATGGCGAGGCGGATTGTATAGGATTTGGAAATACTGAATTTTATATAAAAGAAATTCCTAAAAAAATAAGCAATAAAATTATAATTGAAAATCATTATTCTAAAAAAGTAGCAGGATTTGCAACTACTTATATTTATTTAGGTGTTTTTGAAAAGGATAAATTATTAGGAACTTTACAATATGGATTTATGATGAACCCCGCAGCCGCTAAAAACATAGTTGAGGGTACGGGAATTTATGAGCATTTAGAATTAAATAGAATGTGGTTAAGTGACGAAATAGAGGGTAAATATCCTGAAAGCCGTGCAATATCATTTTCTATAAAATACATAAAAAGAAAGTTTCCTAAAATAAAATGGATACAATCATTTGCGGATGAAAGATGTGGTGGATTTGGCATAGTTTATCAGGCTTGTTCGTTTGATTTTTATGGCGAACACACATCCGAATTTTATAGTTTAGATGGCGAATACGTGCATAAAATAGCATTAACTCATCACGCTGATACTAGACCACTATATCAAAAAATAAGGGCTAGAAAAGACGAATTACAAAAAGAAAGTTTAAGACAATTTCGTTATATTAAATTTCTTAATCAAAAATGGAAGAAAAAATGTTTATTAGAACAAAAGCCATATATAAAACATTATAACCAATGATTTACACAATAAGAAACATATCTAACTTCTGCGATATAGACTTCGGGTTTGTACGTAGAATTGTAAACGCAAACGAATTATGAAATATTATTTAGGAGAATTAAAATATAGACCGATAGAAAAATGGATTTGCATTAATAGACTTATTTACGCAAATTCATTTACAGAAGCTGAAATTAAATTTTTTGAATTTAGCAGAAAAATTGTACCAAAACAATATCACGAATTAATGATTACAAAAGTTTTAGAAACATTATAAAGTTAAACAAATAAAATTATGTACTACTCAATAAAAGAAATATCGCAAAGTTTGAATATATCAAACCAAAATATAAACCACGTTGTTTTTATAAACCAATTAATACCATCATTCGGTACTGGGTTTAATAATGAAAGACACTTTTCAATATATCAGTTAGAAGTTATCAAAACTTATTTAGAAAATAAAGCAAACGCATTACGGATTTATTTAGACTTTGATAACGAAGAAGTGTTTACTATTTACCAAAGCAAACTTAACTATTTAGAATCTGTCTAAATTATCTTACCCTATTGCAAGGTAAATAATTAAGTTGTAGATTTGTTGAAACTTAAATATGATAAAGTATTTTTATCATAAACTAAAAGATAAGATTATGGAAAACCAATTCATACCATATAAACAAGC